TTCAAAAGTTCTGCTCTTATCGTATACTTGGTCATCACGCCCTTGCTGATAAAACCATTTTGCTATTTTTATGTAGTTCATTTCTCTTTGGTGTTAAAGGTTTGCGCCTACTTTTATATGTGTGCGCCTATAATTTTAAGGATTCACCCTTATTTTGTACATCATATTGTACAATTTTACCCTTATTCTGTACAGCGAGGGTTATAAAAGAAGACCTAGAGGGAATATAAAACTCCCTCTAGTTGGTTGGTCTTCCTGAATCAAAGATTTTCACTACCCTTACTTATACAAATGCAAATATATGCACCTATAATTAAGAGAACAATCTTCAAATTTCTGCAATGTCTATAATTGCATTTGGATTTTGTACTTCTTCATCTATTTCAATGACACCATTGTTGCCACCGAAGTCTACGGCCCAACTAAAGTAATCTTTATTATGTGAAATCTCTTCTAAAGTATTTAAGTCAATACTAGGTACAACATTTGACATCATGAAATCATGAAAGTTCTGAGTATCTTGCAGCCAATCTCTTGGCGTAGATAGTTTTAATGCATGTGTAACATGATTATAAAAAGCCCAGGCATTATCATCACTTGTTGAGTAATCATAAGAAGGTTTATTAATTTCCTTTTTAATAACAGATACCTGCGAAGAAGTTATAAGCTCCTCATCTATAAACAATCTACCTACTAAAGCTGCTTGCTCTGTCTTAGTTAATACTGTAGACTTTAACGCATTTCTGTCTTTAAGGATGCGTAAATAGTGCATTTCACCATTCTTAATTTGATTGCTTAATTGCATTTTAATATCATGACCTGCGGATCCTGTGTGTTTCCTTTTAAAGTTCATCATATCTCCAGCTACCATACCATTGTTACATACCATAACATATGCACCAATTGCACACTGAAATCTTGTACTCTTATCATAAGAGTTTGTCCAGGCAAACATCATTCCTAATTCCCTTTCTTTAGAGATATCTTCATCAGTTGTCTGAGAAGGATAGATATGATATATGCCTTGTGCTACATTGGCATTCATGTTTGCTCTATATAATTCTTTACGAATAGTAAATCCACTATTCTCCAATAAATTTTTTGTGTCATCTATCACTTGTTTATGTGATATGACTGTATAACTCTTACCATGTTTAGGTAAAGGTTGACTTTCTAAATAATTTTGTGTTGTTTCTACTGCTCTTTTATAACGCATAATTTAAACTTTTAAAGTGTAAAGGTAATTGATTATGAGAATTAAAACAAGTCTTTAACTTCTTTTAATGCTTTTAAAACACAATCTGGACAATCTGTTTTTTTATACATCCAGATCAAATACCCTAATGGTACTTCTTTAGGTTTTTTACCTTTATGTTTACCAAATGGTATTATATCTGTTGTCTTAACCTTTATGGTTTTTGTCTTACCAGTCTGAATTCTTGATTCTTGAAATTTGTAAGTGCCTTTTTCATAAGACACTTGACATCTTCCGTCAATGCTTTTATTAATAAGCCATACTGGTATTTTAAAATATTCTGAAGCTAATTTTTTAGATTCAAATTGCTGTTTGCTTTTCCATTCAACTATTGTTATCATTTATTAATTTTAAAATATATATCTGATTGTTTTTATAGAAAAATACTTTGAATAAATTTCTTTAAATTCAGATAACAACCTTCCTTTATGTTCTAAAGGATATCTCATAACTCCTGATTGATTCTTAATTTCATAAGATCTTCTCATTAACTCTCTTGCCTCTGGTTTAGCTTTGTTCATTTGTTTAACATGGTTAGTTAAAGCAATGACTTCACATTTGTTTTCTCCAGCAGCGTCTTTAACCATAGAAAAAAGATTATTATATTCTTCTTTCCATCCAGGATAAAAAACTAGAGGGCTGTAATTTAAATGAACTTCCCATCCCAACTCCTTAAGCCGATTAATATCAGCTATACGGCTTACTATCTTTTGCATCTTAGGTTCTAATATATTAGAATACTTTTGAGGCATTAGACTTACTCTTACCCTTGGTTTCTTGTTGAACGTTTTTACATTAAGGTTCAACAAACCAGGATACTTAGTGGCCATAGTACTATTTAGTTGGGGATGATCATCATAACGTTTAAGATAATCAATCAATGGTTCAGGCATATGCTTTTGCATCAGAACTAAATCTGAGTTACAAGCAATGTCTACCATAGTATATATAGGGTCTTGCTGATCAGGGACTTTAATAAATTCTTTTTCCCATTCAACTACAGACTGATAAATTTCATCAACGTTCTTGTTTACAAAAACCCTTTTACCATTGTATCTAGACATGTAACAGTAAGTATCTACACAGCCACCAAAACAACCATAAATGATATTTGGTGCTATGCAGTTACTACTATTATTATTTGTCTTGGTAACTAGAGTTTTAGTCTTCTGAACTTTAATCATTTACTAATTCAACTTCAGCCCATGCAACAAGATGAACAACATTACCATTTAAATCTACACAATGAGAATACATTCCATCTACATGATTAAAAATTAATATTTGTTCTTCTTGAATTTCTGGAGCTCCAGGTGGGACTTTTATATCAGACTTAACTTTTATTCTAGATCCTCTTGGTACTTCATGTAATTGCATACTAATTATCTTTAACAAATTGACCATTAACCATCTTACCTGTACGTTTGGATATGACATTGTAAGCTGATTCTAAACAGCCTTCTAAAGAAAGATCTTGCATCTTTGCTTGTATAATCAAGGTGACCATTATGTCACCCATAGCATCTATAATTTCTGCACGGTCATCATTACTAATGGCCGTACAAAGTTCTGTTGTTTCTTCTAATGTCTTCAAGGCCTGGGCCATTGGTGTAGCTTTAGTAAGAATACCTTTTTCTTGAGCCCATGTTTCTACGGCTGCTTCTAATTCAAAATAATCCATGTTTGTTTTTAAAATAATGTTAATTGATTTGACACAGTGATAATACCATTAATCTCTTGTTCTATAGCATCCAAGTAATATCTCTTGTTGATATTATATTCCTCCCACTTTGGTTTAATATGCATCTTGTTAAAGATAGATTGCATCCAGCGGCCTGATTCTAATTGTATTTCTCTTGCATCTTTTTTGTTTACCTTTATAATCTTCACTCCATCATTAGATATAAAATACCTATTGATCTTTTGTAAGTCCTCTTCATTAAAAGAACCTTCTTTTATTTGTCTTGCAACTTGTTTCCAGTCACCCTTTGATTTAGCTCCTATACAATAATCTAGAATATTCTTATTAGTATCAAGATAGTCATCAGGAAGAACGTTATGTACAAAATAATGATAGATTGCTTTAGGTATTACAAGTTTAGATTTGTTTTTGTGCAACTGAAGGTTATGAAAATCAAATCTACCTTTCAGCTTTACAGGCGCAAAACTAAACTTATCATTTTCTACTTTAAATAAGTAATGCGGGTTCTCAGCTTTAATATCTCTCCATGAAGAAAGATCCACTTCTACCCAGTTATTTATACCGATGTAGTTGTTTACATCACCAATAACCATTTTCTGATACTCATCATGCTCAAGATTGAGATTAGTCTTCTCCTCCCATTCTTTACATATTTGCATGTATTCATCATAATAGTCTTTTGGAATTATAGTTTCTACACCATCTGTGTTCTGTAATAAAGCTATTGCACCAGGTATCCTCTCCATTATTTGCTCATAAAGCATCATAAGAGATAACTGGCCGTTAATAGTAATTCTCATACAAAGCTCAGGATCGTAGAAGAAGCTCTTTTCATCATTGCTAAGACCAAAAGTAGAATTAAGTATAATCTTATATACATAGTTCATTGGATTGCTCTTAGGGATCTTCTTACGCTCCTCAAAGAACCACTCATACTGATTACAAAACTCATCTTTAGGAAAGTGTCCTGGAGACCATCTGTTTTTAATAGCTAGATTAGGATAAAATGAAGTAACATCTGAAGACATAATCATCATACCATCTTCTGGCTCATATACACCTTTACTATTAGCACCGTGTGCACCACCTAAACCAAAATGAGTCTTAACATTTTTATAGTTAATGTGATACTTAAAACTACCCTTAAGACTACTTGCGTCAACTTCAAGTGAAGAAAAACGCTGCAGCAACATGTTAAATTCAGGAGAAGTAAAGCTTATATAAGGAAGAATTATATCCTTAATTTTGATGCTATCCCTATAAGTTCTCATATTCTTGAGGTCCCTTTTTGGAATATTTAGATTTTGAGATAAATAATACCCAAATATCTCTTTGCTTATCCTTGGTTCAGATGCGCTAAACATATTAATCCCATACTTTTTAGTAAGCTCCTTTCTTAAAGCTACTTGAGACTTTGATCTATTATAGATCTCCTTGGTTGACTGGACGTCATTTACACAATATTCAATTATTGTATCAAGTTCACCCTGAGTTCTAATTTCTGTATTGTGATGGATTGGCATATCTAATATGTTCTGCCAATCCATGCTGTACTGAATCCACTTAAGACTAGAACGTTTAGCAGGATTATCCCAATGATGCATTTTAAATAAATCAATTTGACCTATCTTCATTTTCCACTGTGGATAATCACTAAACTCTTTTCTGTTGCTTTTCTCTATGGTATGTTGTGCATACTTATAGATGAGGTTAGCAACCAAGTGACCATCAAGATCTAATCCTTCTTCATCTTTCCATTTATCAACGTTATCTAATATATGATGAGTAACCTGTGCATCAAATGCTAATCCATTATAGGATATATGCCACTCTTTATTTTTAATATTCTGATCAAGGAATTCTAAAAATTCAGTTTGATCATTTCTAAGTCTACTTATTACAAAAATCTTTCTTTCTTTAGTTTTATAATGTTCAAAAACACCAGTAAAACAATCATAAAGTGTCTCATAATCCATTACCCAGTGTTTTTTATCCATCTTCTTTTTCTTTTTTATTTTGCATTTTCTAAACTTACTTGCCTAGCATCTAATATAAGGTCCATGATTACATCATATATTTCTTCTACAGCATTTGTTTGAGAATAATTAAATCTCTTACTTAACTGTGTTTCATATAAACCAGTACTCTTTTTAACCTGTTTAATTCTCAATCTTTCTTTCTCAGTATGCATGTACTGTAAGTTATGTGACATTTCACTTGTGCATTTAACAAGCGCAAGTAAAATATTTACATCTATTGTTTCTTCATTAGTAAGATTCTTCATAATTTAAAATTTAGGGCCAAAAAAAAAGCCCAAATCAATGGGCTCTTCTCATACCTGTTACAAACTAAAGACCTGAGTTGGGGCCTTTAATACTTGGAAAGTAATTATGAACCAGGCATTATGATATTAGAAACTTTTGTCTCTTTTGCATCTACGAAAAAGCTCTTATAATCAAAAGCTGATGCATTCATTGCAAATATATTAATGAAGTCTTCAATATCTTTTTTATCAGATAAATAAAACTCAGAAAAGGTATCAACCAATCTTCTCTCCTCTTTAACTGTTTTACCAGTTTGTTGATTAGGAGTTTTTAATCTTATTGGTTGACCGTTATCATCTAATTTAGCAACCATATGATATGATTGCTTCATTACTTTACTGATAACTGCTAAAATGCCTGACGTTGGGTCAAACATAGCTTCTACATATGGTGAGTCAATACTCACTGGGATCATTGTAAATGATTTAGCATTTCTAAAACTAGAATTTACTAACATCATATTTTGTCCTACTTGTGCCATATTAATTTTTTATTTAGACAAATATACATTACATGTTTCTAATAAACTAAGTAATTGTTTATTTTTATTAATTAGAGTCTCTTTATCAAGATCTGGTATACTGCATAATTCAGAAACTTTTTCTATTATATCTATGTCTACATTTAATGCATCAGCATAGTCTGCATGATATCCATCAGGTGATAAAAAGACTTCTATATATTCAGATGACTTACCCTCACTAAAAAAATCTAAGATGATTAACTTAGACTCTAATGTAAAATGTGAGTATTTGCCAACTAAAAATCTTTTATAATCACTTTTAAAGCTAACAAAGTCAAATACAAATACATGTTTATCATCTCCTAAATCAATATGATGATCAAATTTGGGATGGTTTTTAATATGTGTATTGAAGAACTTTTTAAACTTCTCTGACATCTTAACATGATACTCACACAGGAACCGGTAATCATCAAAAGAGTACATATGATCCATAGCAATGTATGTTTGCCTAGGAACATATGACAAGCCTTTTTTAAACTGCAATAAAGGGTATAAAAAGACCTTACTCTTTTGAAAATAATCTGTGTATACAGAACTCATACTATAATTTAACTTTTTCTACTAGAAATTCATAAGGCAGAGAGTAGTTTCTCTCGTTATAATGATACTCAGCAGCTTTTATTACATTTAATAGAGACATTGCCCAGTTGTTTAGAGTTTCTTCACTTACATCAAAAGGATACACCTGGTTGTATCTATCTACAACAACAAACTTAAACAATATTTTGTAAGAGTCAATGTCATCCACCTGCTTAGATAGATTTTCATAAACTAACTTGCAATATATAGCTGCCTGTAACCAATAGTTATAATAGTCAACAGTATCTTTAAAATCAGATATTGATTTGCTTGTTGTCTTAAGATCACATATTGTTACCAGTTTATCTTTATGATTAACTTTATAGTAATCTATGTAACCGTGTAAACCAAAAGGCATCTTAGATAAACCTGACGTCAGATACTTTTCTGCATAAGTTTCAATTGGATCTAACTCAAAATCAGTTTCCACTTCTCCAAATATAGACATAACTTCACCATTACCCTTGATGTTATCTGCTTGCTCCTGACACTTTAATAAAGTATCCTGATCAACAACATCAACGTTAGTGTTACTAAGAAACTTCCAATAAGGCTCATTGTCTTCTGTTCTAACTTTAGCAATTCTTGACTCATCTGCTTTAAGTGATTGAAACAAATTAAGGTTCTTAAGAGAATCTAAAATTATAGAGTCTTCACAACTTACTAATGTTTCTGCATCAGTACGTAGAGACATATCTTTTAGTACCTTTCTAATATTGTCACTAGGACTTTTACCTGGAACAATGTTAAATTTATTATCCAGTTCTTCAGGTTCAAACACTAAACAATGTATAAGTTTACCTTCTACAAGATGTTTGTCTGTTCTAACCTCACGGTCATTTAAAATATAGTCCTTATAAAATAAGGATGGTGAAAACAAAAGTTTGTTTAATGAAGAGTAGCTAAACTTGAACTTATCATTCAAGTAAAACTGCTCTTCTTTTTCTAAATTTCTATTCATCTTATTCTTCTTTTAGTTTTAAATTTTCAAAGTCAACGGTGAACACAATTGCACTCTTTCCAACAATATTACTTAATACATTTTTGTACAGTGATTCTCTAGTTTTGTTAATTGCAAATTCTGTAAGCTTATTACTATTACGTAACGCCATAATATATCTGTCATGAGAATGAACACTGTTTCTTGGATGATCACCTTGATAGTCAACTAATCTATTCCTTAATGTCTTTACATTGGCTGTATTCCAATTGGTTGTAGATTTGCACCACTCATAATACCAATAGAATATACCAGAAACTACATCAAATGAACTGTTAAGATTACAATTTGCTAGCATTTCTAACGCAAGTGTCCTGTTTTCTATTCCATCACTACAAATCATAGACTGTATTGTATCATACTCTGAAGTATCCAGTACAGCCAAGTCTTCATCTATTATATTACACACATCAATGTCAAATACTGTACTATTGCTTGGATCTATTAAGCTCAAGTAAGATGGATAATCTTCAGCATTCAATATAAAACTTCTGCTATTATCTTTATAAAGCTTTCTCCGATTAGCACAAATTTTTACAAACTTATCATACCATTCTATTACCTCATCACTTTTATTATAAGAATGATACTTAGGAAGACTAATAATAGAATCTTTATCCATTCCACTTAATGTAATTCTCAGTTGATCTAGTGCTTTGTTAGTTAATAAGTTCTCCTCTTTCATGTCTAAACATATAGAATAAAACTCCCTAAATGACATAACCTCCATCCAACTTATATCTATTAAACTTTTAATATGTTTAAAAGACGTTATGCAAAGATCAGCTTTATCTCTATTTCTAGTAACTTTAACATTAAACTTCTCCTTAAGTAAATCAACCTTTTGTCTAGGTAAATCTAAAGATGGATACCTGTATATCTTTTTCCCCTGTAAAACAATTGGAGAACTTTTAACATCTCTAATAGGTATATTAAAGTTAGATATATCTTCTGTTCTAAGATGCCAATACTCAGCAGCACCCATATGATAGGCACCCTTATCTTCAATCTTTAACCAATTTTCATTTGCTTGTTTATTAATAATTTGACCTACGTGTCCATTTACATAATCACCAGGTGCAGATAATTCATATAATTTTTTCATAATTTTTCTTTTATTAAATATTTTTGATACTCTTTTTTAACAGCAACCTTAAATGTATACAGGTCTCTATTACTTATAGATATTTCTCTCCTTACAACAGGTTCTAAATATCTAAATGTTACTTTATCTAACATTCCTTTATTCTCTAACCATAGTATCATGTCCTGCGCACTCTTACGTGTAAGGCCAATAAAGTTAGATTCCTTTAACCAGTATTGCAGGTCTTTATCTCTATTGTCAGCATACATTATATGAGGACAGTCCTGTGCAAACTGCCACAGTAAGTGATAGTTTTTCTTATAATCTATAGTTGGTATAATTTTAAGAGCTAAAGCTTTATCATCTGTATAGGAATTCAGCTGAGCTTTAAGGTCTGCAAGTAACTCTTCATCAAGAATCATTTTAGTAGCAGACGCATGAAGTATAGTCTCAGGATCAATAACAGTAACATCTGTTGTGTCAATTATATAAGCTAAGTTCAAAGCCATACCAGTAATCATCCAGTTATCATATAAACTGCTTTCTATATCTATATCATAGTATCTTACACTATCTGTAATTCTAGATGTAACAATACATTCCAAACCAGAATCTGAAACTTTTTTTAGGATACCTGTTTTTGTTGCATCTCCCATTGTAGTTTCATAATTCCATAGCTTATTCATCATTATAGTAGACGGGATGTTTTCCGCATTCTGTAATGTATGAGTAGATATATCTTCATGTCCAATTATAAGATCTGCTTTTATATAATCATTTGTTACAGTTATACCATGCTCTTTAAGAGCAGCTTTTAATCTATCTTGTGATACTTTACATTTAGGTAATATAAAAGCTTTCTTTTTGGTTCTAAAAGTTTGGTCATCTTCAGTTGGGACCGTTAATATACTGTGTATTTTATCATACGTTGTCTGATCTTGTGTGCATAATACTTTATTACACTCCCCTGAATTAGAGAGGACACCGTAAACAGTGTCACCCCCTAATGCAAAGTAAGTTAAAGCATCAGCATCAAAATCTTGATATACTGATTTATTTGCCATAATTCTATTTCATTGTCATTTTAACAATCTCTGGGATCATCATTAATTTATTAAACTTTTTCTTGTTGCCACCAAATATTGATCTTACAATCAAATACTTTAGATCATTAGTAAAATAGTCTTCCGTACATAAAGCTTTTAGTCTATCTGTTATCTTCTGACTTATAGTATTGTCTTTACTATAAACAACAGCATAATTAGCTAAACGTGTTGCTAGAGTTGATGCAATATCTGCACGGTAGGTATCATCTTTACCAATACACCCTCTAAGTTCACCAAGTATATACTGTTGACTATCATGCGTCAATAGATCTTTTGGCGTTACCAACTTATCAAGTTTATTATTAATAAATGTGGTAAACATAGAAGCAAATGCATCTCCCACACTACCTTCACCTATCATTTGAATCAGTGAAAGGTTATCTTCAAAGCTATCAAAACTTGATATTGCATTAAAGAATGTAGTAATAGATCTTGCATTAGTTTCTTGAGTTACAAGCTCAGGATTAAGAAGCAAGAAGTTAATACATCTTGTATCTATACCTGCACCTTCTGCCCATTGAGCCCATACATTAATATCAAACTTCAGATTAGCAGTTACATACCTAGTCTTCTGTGCACTATCTACACTGTTAACCATATAGTCTCCGTTATCCGGGTTTGCAGTTAGCATTATATGCCAATCTTTTGGAAGAGTCCATGAGATATAACTCTGACGATCAATCAGTTCCATCACAGCTTGAATGAAACGTACATCAGCACGGTTCCAGTCATCTAGTAATAAGATACCACCTGATTTCTTATCAGCAATCCACTCCGGTGGACAATAAGACATTCTGTTCTTACCTGTCATTTTGTATCCTGTTTTAAGATACTCTTGTACAGCAAGTTCATCAACCCATAAACCAACTTTCTTTGTTACTTGATGTTGAATTTGTGTTAGATTAGATGATGCAGCGCTTCTTTGTGCTGCAGTATAAGAAATGTCATTTGCCTTTGGTGAAACTTTTGTCTCTTTATACATTTGAAATTGTCTAACAGGAAAACCTACTAGATCACCTAACTCTTCTATCTGTGCTAGGTTTAACTTTACAAAGTTTAAATTATTTTCCTTTGCCAGTTCAACAATGGTAGATGTTTTACCAATACCTGATTCACCAACCACCTCTACTGATACAGAATTCTTGCCCTGTTCTTGCAAAAATCTGTTGTTTGTAATTATGTGATTTACAAATCCTTTTAACTCAGTTACATTTAAATTTACTTGTGCCATTTTTTTTTATTAATTTAATTTTATTACTAAACCGGGTAACTTATTATTCATATCAGATATACTGCTAAGAACCCATAAAGTGTTTTTTGGACAGTCATCTGGTGCATAAGCTTCACCATCTGTTAAATATATAAGAGCTGTATAAGCTCCTCTTTTTTCATTAAAGTGATCAATTACGGGTTGGAAGCTTGTCCCACCACGACCATGTATCTCCCAATCCTTTTTTGGATTGAATTCTTTTACACTATTTAGTTTAGTATCACATTGGGCTACTGTAATCTTATGACCTGTCTTATGCATATGCGTAAGCTCACTAAAAAATTCCTTTAGCTCACTAGTGTTTACAGATCCACTTGTATCAACACCAACCAGTATATGATTCTTGAACTTAATCTTAAGGCCGGGATTTTCTGAATAACGCTTGTTATACTTACGTCTAAGTTTTTTAGTGTATACTATACTAGAATTACCAACAAACCTTCTAAGGTATCCTTTCCAATCAAACTTAGCAGGTTCAACATGCATTAGTCTATTAATAAGTTCAGATAACTCTCCAGGTACACTACCCTGTTTCTTAACAGTTTCTTCTGTTGCTTCTTTAAGCTGATGATCAATTTGCTTTTGCACCAGCTTCTTATCCGCTTCAGATAGGTCATCAAAGTCATTCCATGTATCATGGCAATATTGACTACTACCATCCATCTGATCCATTAAGTTATCCAAAGACGGACTAGTTCCATCCTTCTGTGCCTCTTCCAATAACTCATAATACCTCTTGGTACCTGCCCTATTAGGAAGATTCAACTCTGGAAAACTAGAAAGTAATAATCCACCATCTGGTAGCTTCTCCTCCGGTATATATTGATTAATCTCCAAATCAGCAGCTATATTAAATAGCTTATGATCTGAATAGAGATCTCTCATTATTAAATGCCCAAATGCTATGTGTAAAAGTTCATGCTTAATCAGTCCTGACCTGTGATCTTCACTTAAATTAGTGTAGAACTCAGGATTAACTGTTAACTGCATACCAACACCGTGTTTACTAACACCTGCTGTAGGTATTTTATCACTGAATTGTTTATTTATACCAATCAAAAAGAGCCCGTAAAAGGGCTCAGTAAGTATTAAATTTTTAGTTGTCTTAGCAACTAAGTCTTGTATGTTTACCATATCTAATTATTCATAATTTCTAATAAAATGTTTTTGTATACAGAATTCTGCTTCTCACCATTTATCTTTCTGTTTATTACCTTAACTGTAAGTTCTATAGGTGTATACTTAAGTTCCATCTCTTTAATGAATCTGGTTCTCTTTTTATACCTTAGTGCTTTAGTGAAGAGTAAATCAAACATGGGTGACTTAGACTTAAAACTATTATAACAACTAATTCCTAAGTCAAAATCTTCTGGTAATCCATTTAACAGACTAACAATTTGAAAAAATTCTTTACTTGTCATCAGGCCCACTATCTAATATCTCTATCCATACACCTGGATTTTTTTTATCATATGTGTACTGAATAAAAACAGGTAAGATAAATTCTGCGTTATCATCTTCTATCCATCCTGCTTTAACCATATCATCTTGTACAGTTTGAGCTGGATTTATATAGTCAAACTTATGACGTGTACCTCTAACAAAAGTAAAAGATATCTTAGCAGGCATTTTATGCTTTGCTAACTCTTCTTTGAACTCATTGGCGTATTTTTGATAATATTCCTTAGTGAGCTTTCTGTAATTTACTACAGTTTTACTTGCTATAAAGTATTTACCAGTCCATCTCCTTCCATTTTTACTTGAAGGCACAGAACCAGGTATAAACCATTTCCTATTTGAGTTTTTTTCCATATTATTTATTTAATGTTTGTTTAATTAAAGGTTTTAATTCAGCATGCACTTTATCAAAACCATACTCTTTCATTGCATCTGATATGTCTTTACATATAGTTAAAGCGCAACCATTAATTTTATATGCTTCTGCATACTTTTTAATTGCTGTTTTACCTGCTTCATCATTATCAAATAGTGTAATTACTTTATCATATTTCTTTTTTAGATATTGAATTACATGAGGTTTTATCATTGTATTCTCACTATCTGGTGCTAATACTTCAAGATTATAACCTATTGATTTAAGACATAATGCATCTTTAAGGGATGAACATATTACCAAGTATGGTTTATCATACTTTAGTTGATCAAGTCCCTGTAGGTGTGAATTTATTTTATGAAATTTATGTTTACTTTTTGGTTGATATATTTTATATACTTCACCATGTCTATCAAAGTAACCATAAATATGTAATCCCTCTACTTTAAGAGCCCTAACTTGATTATCTTCTTCTTTAATCATGTTATAGTACTCAATAGGTTTTACATTATATTCATTAAGTATAGACATCCCTATTCTATAGGATAGCCAATACTGACTATCTTCTTCACTCCACGGTCTATGTTTTATAAAATCTATCTGCCATTTAGCAGCCGGCTTAAGCTTTACTTCTTTAAAGTCTTCTGTTTTTACATATAAGTTATAGTCACTAACAACCTTTATGGCGGCTAATGAATAACTTAAGTCAAACATATGCTTTATCAAATCAATCTTATTACCGTTTTTACCTGTAGAAAAGCATTTAAACTTATACTGTTGCAGATTGGCATCTACATAAATACATAAGCTTGCTGTCTTTTCAGAAGGATTAAATACAGAAATTATTTTAACATCTTGACCAGTCAATGACTCTGATAAATTTAGATAATGTTGAAACACCCAATAGCTGGGTATATCTTCTATATCTAATACTAGATTTTTTGTGCTAAACATAAGGTTCTGTTTATAAAACAAAAAGGGGAGCACTACACTCCCCTTAAAGCTTTATCAATATAAACTATTACAAATCAAAATCATCACCTGTTGTTTTTGCAGGCTCAAAATTGCTTGTAGTAGGTGAAACTTTCTTAATTGCTCTTCTTAAATGATTAGTATCATTTGAGTCATAAGTCAAAAGTCTACTTGGTTCAGCATCTAATGCTTCAATAGGTACACCAGCTTTACTTAGCTTGGGTAGAAACAAATCATTATTTATATAACCATCTTTATTTTCCCACTCACGTGCACCTAAACACATATTTACATACTCTGAGTTAGAAAACAATGAATTACATGCTATCATAAACTCTTCAATAGTATTTGCACTGATCTTATCCAGTTCAGCTCTTTTACCTAGTGCTTCAGATAAAAAGATCATTGCTTTCATAACTTCTGTGTCACGGCTAATTTCATTACCGTTAGCTAAAGTTGTGTCTTTATATGCATAAGGGCTAAATCTAACTCTACCAACCTGACCTTTATAACGTGGGCCATTAGGATTGTTCTGATCTACAAGAAACCCTTGAAATTCACCATTCATGGGTCTACTCTCAACATTCAATGTAATATTATATGCATCTGCATCATATGGTGTTTGATCAAAAGTAACAGAGTTAATTCTAACTACTTGATTACCTGGTTCAATTACTGGTTTTTCTTTGCCTGATCCGGCTGACATTCCGCTTGTACTTAACATAATTTTTTTCTTTTAATTAATTTTGATTATTTACTCTTCATATTTTTTAATACAGTCTTTCACATACTGCAGGTTGTTTGGGATGAAGAAGTCTTCAAACATACCTTGTGGTGATTTACATGTGTTCTCTCCATTGTTTTGAGTCTCAAAACCATATTCAAGTTCACCATCATCATTTTTATTTACTTTTCCAAATAAAACTATAGAGAACAGACCTTCCAAAGTTAGTGTGTTATCTATCATTTTACCAATGGTTTTTGCTTTAATCTTTCTATTACCATTGATGTCAGTTGAATCCTCAGAGTGAGTTAAAAATATAACAGTTAAATCATCTCTAAGATCTTTGGGCATCTTTGCTACCTGAGCAAGATTTGCTGCAATCTGAGTAAACTTGTCATAACCTTTCTCATTAGCTCTATCAAAGTACTCAAAAGAACTCATATACTGCCAGTCATCTATAACTAGCGTTTTAATATGTGTCATGTTTTGATCTACATGAGTAATAGCTTTCATAATGCCTGCGGCAGATGAAGCTGATGCTAAGTTTCCTTTTTTATTTTCTTTACTTATTAAGGTATAGTTTGTCTTCCATCCTTTGAATGGTAAAGGTTTATTAGCAATATTTATAATGAATGTTTCATCTGGATTTAAATTTCTAATAGATGTAGACTTACCAGTTCCTGAGTCTGCAATGATTAATACACTTTGGGCCATTTTACTTATTTAATTTATTGTTTATTACTTTAGTTAACGTTTTTAATGTTTGATTAATTTCCTCTAGTTTATCTACTAACGAACTATCAGAAGTAGCTCCTGCAGAAGTGAAATTATTATCTGGATTTGGCAAATCAGCAAAATCTAAAACTAACTTACCTCTGCTGGTCACATCATTAATTACTTTCAGTTCACTAACTGACACTAGATGTCTTTGAAACCCTGAGCTTGATGTTGAAAGCTCAAACTCTTCCCTCCAATGAGGATTATGTTTCAAAAGATATAGTGTTCTTTTAGGATCTTCAGAATCATAGCTTATGCTTACAAATTCTGTATATATATCTTCTTCTTTTTCTAATTCACTAGGAAAGAAGCTAATATGTAGCTCATCTTTTCCTCCTGGCCTGTAAGCCATTTTTGGAATATATAATGCATTAATTTTACCTTCAGTCTGAAAGTAATCTTCATGTTCTTCTTTTAAATCAGCTACTTTTTTCTTACGTTGATCTGGTGTTATTCCCATTATTTTACTTTTTAATTTATTATCTTCTTTCTTGTTGTCCTGGTGTTGCCATTTCATCTATTTGCATTTGTTCAAACTTAGCCTTGAAAAAACTCATTCTTGCATCTCCATTTCTTGCTTTAAGAAAATGCAATACAAGAGTTCTATCATTTTCAATGATATATCTATCAGGACCATAGAACCCAATCTTCTGTTTAGCAGGCCTATTGATACCAATTAACATATCTGCATGTTGAAGCATAGCATCTGAACCAAATATATCTGACTCAAGTATATAGTTACCATACTTACCATTGATTGCCCTATCCGGGTTATCTATATTCCTATTAAGTTGTGATAATGCAATAAACAAACACGGATAATCTCTTTTACACTGTGTAAAGAACTCACCTAACTCAAACAACATATCTAATGTACTATTCTGATATGGTGCTCTCTTTACTAACATAGTATGATCAAGAGTTATGATTGTTTTCTTTCCTTTATGCTTATCCATATACATATCAATTTGCTCACGCATTTGATTTACAGTCATTGGTGTTGATATTATATCAACTGGATTCTTAACTCTTTCCTTAGCATACTGATGGCATGTGTTTAGTACATCAGAAGTCAAAACACTACCTGCACTACATAACTCTTTATAAGTCTTACCAGTAACAGAACTAAATTCTCTAATGGCTGAGGTTCTACCCACCATCTCAAACTGAAATTCTAATACTCTGAAATCATCATTTGGATTAAGTGCAAAAGACTCACGTATAATTTGATCTTTAATCAAAGTTTTACCTGAACCTGGTCTACCACCAATAACCGTTAGAGTATTCCATTCCAAACCATCAGTAGCAGCATCATTAAACTTAGGCCAAGGTGTATATATTGACTTTTCAGTCCCATTCTGTCTACCTTGCATATATTTCAATGCTTCATTGAATGCGGCATACTGCCCCACCCAACCTTCTGTTGGTCTACTCATTTTCTATTGCATATATAATACTTTCTATATTATCAATACTGTCATTACATGACTCTTTATCTGGAACCCATGTTCCATCTCTTAGCATTTGAAAATCTTCAAGTACAAGGTTTAACTTATTTAATATTTCTGTTATTTTATTTGGTGTCATGTTATACTACTTTTTCTTTAAATGTTTTTTGTTCAGTATCAATACCATCTCTAATCATATCACAGTAGTCTGCTAATGTAGAAGACTTAACCTTATGCTTATCCTGTTTGCAAATAAAGTACTGGCTAGTTTGCATGTACATGTACTCAGCATCTCTGAATTCATTTACATACATCTTAGTAGCATTAATTACATCAGACCATTCATAATCATATGTTTCAAAAAACCACCTAAATGATTCTGATAACATTTTTACATTTACCCTTGCAGGTTTACCACTTGGCAACTTTTGATTAGGAAATACTTGTCTATAAATATTAATATTATCAGCAAAGTCTTTACCCATCAGTTGTATGTCAGTCTTCTTCTTAGCTTTAATAAAGTAATTATCTAAGGTTGCACAGAAAGCTCTGCCTTCTGGAGTTATTTTATATAAAGTACCATCATAAGTAAGAAAACCTCTTGCAACAAGGGCATCTTTATCATCTTTATTGCTAGTTGGCAATGAAACTTTTTGCTTCATCCCAAATAGGATCAACGCTTGGTTTGGTGTTACTTTCTGTTTTAATATTTTCTGGAATAGTTCCCACATGTTCTGTTAGTTTATTAAGTAGTTTCTGTTGTGCATATATTATTAATTTGTCTTTTGCAAAGAACCCATTCTCTACATTTCTAATATGATTAATTATGCTTGCATGGTTCCTGCGAATAGCTTTACCTATTGCTGATTTAGTGTGGCCATCTTTATAAGCTAAATAACTCATAACCTGTACAAACACTAGATATTCACGAAATCTAATTTTCTCTCTGATAGTTTTGACAAACTTATACTGAGGATAATCTTCTTTTATACAACTAAGTGCACATAGCATATATACATCTAATTCAATCTTAAACTTTTTATTCAATCCTTTATAGATATAAAGGTTAATACCATACTCATCTAAAAACTTCTTTTTAAAATTAAGTATCTCTAAATCTTTTATAACTTCCTGATCTTTAGACATTTATCTGAGGGTTTTGTTTTACAAATATACTAATTATTACCACACTATACAAGTTTTACCCTGTCTTTCCAACTCCTGATTTGCTTTAGTAAATACATCATTTGAATCCCACACACCACCTCTATAAGCTGCTGATGCAGGATGACTACACTTTAATAACTTTTGATTTGATAACAACAGTTGCCAAGCTTCTGCCTTTCTACCCATTAAAATAAAGACTATATCTTTATTGTCCTTGTTTAACTCTGTAAACAGATACTCAGTAAAAGGTTTCCAGTTCCAAAAATGTGATCCTATTTTATTGATCTCAACTGTAAGAGCTGTATTAATCAATAGTACGCCTTGGTTAGCCCAGCATCTCAAATCAGTGTGATCTGTATCAATTGCTTTATTGATATATTGTAAAGACTTTTCTGCTTTACCTTTTTTACTACAGCTAAATGCTAAGCCATCAGCTGATCCTAACTGAGGATACGGGTCCTGACCTACTATAACAACTTTCAAATTATTATAATCACATTCCTTAAAAGCATTGAATACGTCTTTAAACTTTGGAGTAAATCTTTTACCACTGTCTACAAGTGATACTAAAGAATCTACTACTTCATCAAATGCTTTGCTATCTATAAAAGGAGTAAGGATATTACCCCAGTTTGATTTTTCTATATCAACCTTTAGTTGACTTTTTAAATTATCTATTTTTGGTTCCATTATTTTTATTTTGTATATTTGTCTGTAAAGACATTAAAGATGAGTGAAGATAAAAAACTAAATACAGTTGTTACCTACGACCAAACTAAATCTATAACAGGTATAGAAGTAAGTGCAGCATATATTGAAGCATTTCAGCGTATACTGTCAGAAATGATTTTAGATGCAGAAGATCCAAGTTTACTTCCAGCTACATTTGAAAAGTTTAACAAGATAGCTGAACTAAAAGAAGGTGATGAACCACCTCAGTTTGAAATTAATTTATATGAATCTAATTTATATACTTTATTTTCATTACTTCAATTGCTGAAGTTTAAAGCTAAAGAACAAGGACTAGAAATTCATACTGAGACTACAGCTACTAAAAAAGATATGGAAGAGTTATCTAATCTGGTAACTAAAGGTGCTGACGTATCTGAAAAACTAAAAGAGATCAATAGCAAGATGAAAGTAGTAAAATAACTACCTTAAGTTCATATTGCTAAAGTCTCCTATTTCAATACAAGCCTGTATAGCAAGATTCAGCTCATCTTTATCACAGTCTGCAAATGACTTACAGTACTCTTGCTTGTTTTTTACAAAGCAAAGACCAGCTGCTCTTTTAACTGTTATTTTTGCTTCTTCAAAAGTATAACCAATTTCTTGTGCTATCTCTCTTATCATTGCATGTACTCTGGCAAGCTGAGGATTACTCCCTTTATCACCACTCACTCCTATAAATATCTCTAACTTAGAGTCATCAGGTAACTGATTCAGGAAATTTCTATATCTAGTTCCTGTAGCTTTTATAGGAAAATGTAATTCTCCATTTTTAATTGATGCCTTTATATATAAATTCTCTTTCATTATACATTTATTACTGCTAAAATAGTTATAATAATAATTAAACTTACTGTAGCAATCATAAAAGCTTTTTCAGAATTGCTTTGTTTCTCAGGAGATCTACCTTGATTGCTCCTGTACTGTCTGTGTTTTTTATTTTTCATATAAACATGTGTTCATCATAATCATTATTAATATTTTGATCTGTCTCTTGTTCTTGATCTAATTCTGTTTCCGGCTTATCTCTTGGGTCATTTATTTTCACATTTAATGTTTTAGTTATTTATTTAAATCTCAATGCATTCTCTACTTGTATAAAGTTCTGACCGCATACATCACATACTATATCAGATTCATTCTGATGTAGTGTTTTTTCAAAACAATTAGGACAAGGTGTTTCATCCATAGGTATAAACTCCTCACATGTTTGCCTTGCTAAATCTTCTAAATATGCGTCATAATCTCCTTTGTACTCATTTTGTAACATTTCCATCCATACTTCTTTCATTTTTCCCATAATATTCTTTTTTTTATTTTTGACTTGCCATCCAACACTGCCTGCTGCAATAATCCTCATAATCTGACATCTTACCGCATTCTCTGCACTCATGTTCTGGATCATCAACAGGATTTCCTTGGTTCAAGTAATCATCATGTGTCATTTTTTAACTGGTTAAAGGGTTATAATATTTAACTTTATTTGTATCAAAATCTTTAAGTGCTTTCTTTACCCACACTTCATCCTGCGTGCCTTTATAACATAGTATATGACAAACTGCTGTCTCTGACGGATTTAATCTAAGCAATCTACCTATTCTCTGTGAAGACTTTCTTTCATTACCATATGCATGCATAATAATACCCTGTTTTAGATTTGGTATTGTAACACCTTCTGATAACTGTAATACACAAGACAAACGATCTATTCTACCGTCTGAAAACAATTCTAAGTTATACTCACTTTTATCATTACCAGAGTGATAACTGTATGTACATAACTTATCAGCCTGTTTTTGGGTATTAGCAAATATGATACACTTACTATCTAGATTAGATGATAAAGACTTAACATATTCTTCTTTAGTAGCATAACTCATCAATGCTTTCATTCTCATGATAGCAGAGAACTGTCTTTGCTTAGGTGTCTGAGCTTCTACACAACGTTTGGTTGCATAATTATAATCCAAAAGCTCTGAAGTCCACCAAGACCCTCCATTTTTACTATTCTTTTTAAGTGTCTTAAGCTGAGATAACTCTAACTCATGTACTATAATTTTATAATCATTTAGTATGTTAGAGTTAGTTGCATCATCTACACTAAACGTTAACTTTATTGGACAGTAAGTACCTACCATTCTACCTTTCTCAGAATCTTTATGTTTAGGTGGTGTACCTGTTAAACCAAGTATTCTTCCATTAAACATAGATAGAAAAGGCCTATGTGAATCTAATAAAGTATGACACTCATCCAAATAAACCACGTCATAGTCAGCTGGGTTGTGTTTGTTTAATGATAAATAGGTTGTAAAAGTTAAATGTGATTCTAAACTCAACAGGTCCATTTTCTCAAGTTCATCTTTCCAAGCATCTGCTACTGAAAGTTTTGGTATAACAACTAATGCTTTTATAAAGGGATTATAACACCTTTGAAGATGTTGTATTGCAATTCTTGTCTTGCCTACTCCCATGCTTATTGCTAAGCCTGCTCTTTTGTAATGTAAGCCTATCTCTAGTGCTTTCTTTTGTATTTCTTCTCTTTTCATTTGGTTTTAAAATTTCTTGACAATGTATTATTAAACATCAGGGTGGACCCTACAGGACTTGAACCTGTGACCTCTTCATTATGAGTGAATTGCTCTGACCAACTGAGCTAAGAGTCCATAAAAAGAGAGGTTCCGGGTCTTTCAGGGTTTCTGATAGATGATTTGTTTATGCTGTGACTACTCCAAACCCTTTTTTGTCATCTTAGCACGATCATCTATTACAGCTTCACCACCTCTCTTTAGTACTACTGGTAACCGGAGTGGGACTTGAACCCACACGGACATTACTGCCCAAAGGATTTTAAGTCCTTCATGTCTACCAATTCCATCATCCGGCCATCAGTGATCCCACAAGGACTTGAACCTTGAACCTACAGCTTAGAAGGCTGTTGCTCTATCCAATTGAGCTATAGGACCTGATGATCAAAGTTAGTCACGTTTTTCTGAATATCCAAGCTCAATTGCTTCTTTAGGATGCTCTTCTATGTACATGTGACAAGCTCTACAGACTGAAAGCCAAGTGCTAACCACTAAGTGATATTTACCACGTCCTTTTTTGTGATGAACATCTGTTGAACCACCAGTACAACAAGGCAAAGCTGCTTGGCACATTGGATGTCCCTCCATAAACTTACGTCTAAGTTTAGTGTAAGCTTGATCAATGACCTGCATTTTCTTTGACTTTTGATTGATAGGTGCTTTCTTTAATGGTTTAGCATCTGAACTTTTGCTTCTATACCAGCAATTCTTGCAATACCTATTACCCTTATCATTTTTCCAAATGAACTGGTCAGTATTGCAATTACTGCATAGCTTCTTTTTCTGTTTAATCACGCCTTAAGTTGTTTTTGATTATCATTAGGCTTAAGAGTAAGAAAGTTTTTAGGTAATAAACCCTTTGACATGAATAGTAAGATTACATCTTCATAATTAACGTTTAAATCTTTAAAGGTTAAAGTATTATTGTAATCCTCTAGATACTCATCAACTGGTATACTAAGCATAAACTCTACAGCAGGACCTTTGAATGTCCTTTTGAAATAGTTGTTAACTTTCTTATTACAGATCATCTGCTTCCAAGCATTGATTTCTCTTTGACCTCTTCTCCAGACTTTAGATATTCTTCTCTTCTTATCCCAGTGCAACTTTTCAACTTCAGCTTTATCATAAACGTTTAACCCATGTAACACTCTTTTAAATAAGAAATGCTGATAAGAGTTTAGCGATGAGTATGTGAAGTTGTTAATTATTGAGGTTGGATGTAACTGATATTCTTCCAGTAATCCATAGTAGTGGTAACGTTGCAAAAGCTGTGATAATAAAGCTTTACTTTCATTTTGTTTTATTTGTGTTATTTGTTCCTGAGATAGCATACATATAGTTTTTGTTTTTTTAAATAATAAATTGAATAAGATGTTTAAAATGAAAGAGGGAACCTCCACCTAAGTGTTAGTCCCCTCAATGCATTCTTTAGAGTGATCTATGTTTTACAGTTCAAAAGTTTCTACTTCTTCAGAAACCTCTTCAACTATTTCATTAACAGGTTCTTCTGTTACTTCCTCATCACTTGCGTCAAATCCAAATGCTTTAGCTGGATCTTCTGGCATAGCTACTGTAGACTTTGCAGCGTTGAAATCAGAAGCATTGGCTTCTTTAATAGCATCACTATTATTGTGAGCTACTAAGACATCCTGTGATGCTGCATCAGCAACATAGAATGTTTTCCTATAAATAGGTTCTCCATCAACACAACAAATGATACCTGTATCACCTGCATACTTTAAATCACGATCTGGATTGTTTTGATTGAACGGTGTTAACTGTTCTTTAATTACAATTCTACCTGGTATTGTTGCCATAGTATCTAGTCCTAATGACTGAAGATCTTCTAACTTACCATGTAATAGTGTACTAATGTTTGATTTTTTAACCCAACCATTGTTACCAAATGTAACTCTGTCTTGTTGTAGTCTTACAAATCCATACTCTGAACTTGTGCTTGATTGGCGGATAACATTTCCCATGTCATCAGCAACGATGTTTACTTTACTTTGCATAATTTTTGTTGTTAAATAATAAAATGATTGATGTGTCTATCTTTTAGACATCATCACTGTGAAAATCAGGGTCAATTCTTTTTTCAATCTCTTCAATTTCATCTAAAGCCGGTTCTCTTTCCTGAAGATAATCTTCAGAATCTTGGTCTATCTTGTTTGAATTGAAATAAGTGTTGTAGAAAGGATTACCCACTTCTTTAGTATAAGCTGCGCTAAGACCGTTGAGGTCTTTTATCTCTTCATCAGAAAGAGATAGGTATTGCTCAACTGAGCATTCAACTATACGTCCATTAGGTAACTGAATTATCATTCTATTTGCTAAGTATGTTTAACAAATTTATAATAAATAGATCACTTAATTTGGTATATCAAATACATTTTAGTATAAGAGCAGAATTTAAAGAGCATATATATAGCTAATGGTCTTATTTTATTATTAGCTTTCTGCCTACTCTTTTGGCATAACCTTGTTCTTTCAGTTCTTTTATCAGTCTTTTGATTGTTCTTTGACTTACATTTAAGTCATTAGCTAATGTTGATATAGAAGGAAAGCAAGATCTTTGTTTATTGGCATAGCAAGCAAGTATTGAATAAACAGCTTTTGCTTGCAGTGATAAATCTGGTTCTGTTATGACATCACGGCTAACAATACCAAATCTATAGTTTGACGACATGTCTAGACATTATTATTAATAAGGCTATATTAGAATCTAATTCTTTTTCCAGTTCCTTATCTTCAAAGTGATATCTAGAGTTCATTACTCTACCAAAAGGTTCTTTGCTTTTTAGTTTCTGCCATTCACTGTAATCTTTTCTTAATAGTTCTACTGATATACTTGCCATAGTTATAATTCATTCTGTAATTTTTCTTCTTCTTCCTTTATCAAATCTAAAAGATCTTTCTGGGCTGGTTTCTCTAACTCTTTAAAGTAAGGTATATCCTCCTTAGATACTTTTTGCAATGAAAAGGTTGTTATTGAAGAATTGTCTTTGATTAAATCCTTGTCATAATAAAACAAATCTACTTTCATCTTATGAGAGTATGGATCAAACTCACTTGACCATGAACCATCTTCTGTAATTATACCATAGACATGTTTGTCTTCTGTTGCCAGGCCATTATCCATAAGTACATCCCATTCAAACTTATCACCTGCATGATAAACTGGCGGTTTTACTTTAACATAGTCACCAATTGCTAATGGTATATGTATGTCTTTAGATAATATCATTTCCATTAAGGCACTAACATGATCACGATTCAATGAAGTACTTAATATACTTATGACGTTTTCTATGTTGCCTTTATTTTCAAGCCTATCTTTATTTACTATAGATTTAATAATATGTTTAACAGTTCCTGCTGCTATGCTATATGTTTCTTCTTTCATAATTTAATTTTAGAAAAACATAGTAGACCAATCATACTGCGAACAACTTTAAAACCAAATTAAAAATGAATTTGTATGATTGATACTACTATGTTTAGGTTACCACCATAACCATTATTTGCTATGCTTTCCTGCTATGCTATCAACTGATACTACCTAGTGATATTATAGATATAATATTACTGGTGTTGTTAGGGTGTCAGGTGTGGCACTTATTTTTTACGTCTTTTAATTTCTAATGTAATGCACGGTAGTACAATCATTAGACTCACGTCTTTCTTATACCCTGTGTCAATTCCTATGGCCAATCCAAAGACGGGTTGCCATTCAAAATTTACAATAGGTATCATAGATGTTTTGTCCCAATGTACCATCCAAAATATTGAATTAGATATAACGCTTACAATGGATAGGACACATGCTACATTCATTAGTCCTGACAGATGTATATCTGTAAACATATAACACAAGGCTGTTGTTACCACAACTATAGGTAGTATAACAACATAAAATAATTTTACAATAGATTTCATGGTAGTTTAGTTAAAAGATGAATAATAAGTTAGATAAGATTTACGATCATGATGAGACCATTGCTTTTCAATAAGATCATGCTCAAATGCTAGATCTCTTAATGATTCATCAGTGTTTAATTTTTCTTTTAAGTCAGCCATTAGAGGAGACTTAATTTCATTACGTTTGATTACGAAATGTTGGTTACCTGTAAATAGGTTAACCTTTGGACTGTCATCTGTATTGAACAGAATGATTCCAATGTTTTTCTTGTACTGAACAAAACGTTCAGGATGTGTGATAAGTATTTGCATATGTTTTTTGTTTTAGTGATTAATGTAAAGATTGTTAAAGTAGTGATTTCTATATTGCGGGTAATACTATGCTATTCCTATAGAGGAAGAGACAAAGACTACTCATGTTGTATTGTTGAGTGTAATAGTTACACCTGTTGTAGTGTTAGCTATATTTATATCTATATGGTCCAGTTATTATAATAAGGGCCTTAAAGGTGCTTTATATGGCTTATGAGACCTCATCTATACATTGCAACACACAAATAAATAAAAAATAAGTTGTGTAATTAGCAACATGCACTGCAAAACATAGTTCGGGAGCAGAGAGTAGAGGAAAGTTCAAGAGCAGAGAGCAGGAAGAGGTAGGATAACAAAAAATAAGCCGTGTAACTAGCAATGGTGATTAAAAAAAAGGGTGCTATTACACACCCCAATCCAGGATCCCGCCTTTGGTTGTTTTAATTAAGAGTGCTATTACACACCCATGCTCTCTCTTATGTAGTGAACAAAGCTATCAACTGCACTATTGACTTGTTCATAGGTTCCTTCTTCATCAAATGTTCCAGTAAGTTGTGATTCTGGCTTAATTACACCAAAGAAGTTAGTGGACAATATGTCTCCACTTTTATGTATGGTTAAGTTCATAGACTCATATCTATGTTTTTGCCTGTTGAATTCCTTATCATCAAATTCACTCATATCTGTATCATAAGAATCATGTACAAATGTTGCTTGATTAAATAAGTGCACTTCTATTGCTGACTGTAATCTTATTGTTAACACAATAGAATTACCCTTTAATTTTCTTTTTACTTTCATTAATAATATTATACTCTAATTGTTAAAAAAAAATACAATAAGAATGGCACTCGTTGGTTATCCTTAGCCTGATGTCCATTGAGTATGTAGGCATTATCCCACAAGGCAAACTGTGCCATTCTTATTTGTAATAAAAGGGAGAGCTATTACACTCTCCCTTGTTCTGATGTTTATGGATTCTCTACGTCATAGGCTTCCACCCAAAACATATTAGTTTCCTCACCAGTTTTCATGTCAATCTGTGGATTGGATGAAAATCTAAAGCCTACCAATTCATGTCCTGGCTCAAGCTTTTGCATGAGTGACTGAATGGTAGGATGATTTGCCCGCATTGTCTTACCCGTAGATGGGTCTTTAAGGGATAGACTACCCCAAACAATACTTTGTGTGCTGGAAGCTGATACTTCAACTCCAGCAATTTTTTTGATTGTGTTGGTCACAGGTTGTGATGTACATTGTAGCACCGCAGAGCCTGTAGACTCATTAATTTGCATTTTTCTAAAGAATACGTTCATGTTATTAGTTATTATGTTTGTTGAGTACCACTTAAACACGGGGGTACCCTTACCGCAAAAATTAGTTGGGGATCAGATAGCAAGATCCTCTCAAGCATGCCATATATAAAACATTTGCTATACCCAAGGGGGTGTAAAAAATTAGGAAAAAAAATTTTTTGTGTGTCCCGTGGGCAATGAAATATTATAAATTATTTTTAGAACACAGTATAAATTTGTATATTACTTATATAGAAGCAGAACATTAATTTGTAACAGCTATGAGTGAAGAAGAAAAAAACAAAGATCCATTAGATGACATTTATCAGAAACAGATAGAAGAAGAGATGGTTAATATTGCATATGACAATTCGTATAAAATATTAAGTGGGGAAATGACTTTTGATTCTTTATTAGAGTGTAACTATATAGATGGGGATTCAGCACTTATGGGTTTTGATCCGGAATATGGCCCATTGCAATCAGAATTAGAAAATATGATTGAATGGTATATAGACTCAGAGGAGTATGAAAGGTGTGCTAAACTGCATGAAATATTAATAAGTAAATATCCAAAATCAATAGATGCTAGTTCGTGAGAAATATAAATATGAAGGTCAAGCAAAGATAGAGCATGATGATTGGGCTAAGTATTTTTCCTTATCTACAATAGGAGAAGAGTATGAGGTTTTATACAACACGGAAGACGGGATGCTTATTATGTCAGATACAGAATATGAAGCAATCACCAATCAAGAGTTTTTTGAGAACGTTAAGAAGGGTGATAAAATTTTGTCTATTGGTTATGGTATAGGGTTTATAAATGATCGTGTAATAGAAGAAGGGGCACACTTAACCGTTATAGAAAAATATCCAGACGTTGTTCTATTAGATGAAAATGTAAATCCCAACGTACATATACTATACGGGGACGTAAATAGATTTCCATTTAAACAGGTATTTGGAGATGAAAAATTTGACATTGTATATTTTGATTCTTATGAAGAAACAAATGATCCAAATGTTATTGAGGATTTAAAAAAATTATTAAAACCAGAGGGTAAATACATCCGATGGAAACACTTATAAAAATAAATAAAATGGGAACAATATTACAAGACATGATGGGTATGCTGTCAAGAAAAAAGACAGTGACACCTAAAACTGATGATTATATTGCAATAGCAAGATATGCCGGTGCACAAGAAAGAATGAAACCTCATCCAAAAGTAGAAACAGAACTTGTTACAATGGGTTCTATTAAAACTTTTGTTAATGCAGGCAATTCACCAGATGAATATGTTAACTCTGCAACTTTTGATGGAGCAACAGATTTATTAACTCTAACTAGAGTAGGGGGGACTGCTATTACAGTAGACATGAACCGTAAAGATGTTAATGAATATGTTGATTTAACATTTATTAGTGCAGACACTGCAACACCAGTACAATTACCAGTAAATGCACAGGGCCAATTATTTATAGTAGGTAGTACAGGTGACGGAGCTAATGCAACAGTTAATCTACCTAATGCAAGTGCTACTGGATGGGTATTTAGAAAAATTACTGTTACAACAAACGGAACTACATCAGGTTCAAGAACATTAACATTGAATGCTGCTGGTTCAGAAGAAATTAATGGTGCTGGAACTCTTGTATTAGATAAATTATATGCATCTGTTACAATATGGTCAGATGGAACTAATTGGATTGTATTATCCGCATCACAAGTAACAGTAGTATAGATGGCAACTAAAAAAAGTACTGTAAATAGTTCTGGTAATTATACAAAGCCTGGAATGCGTAAGAGATTATTTAACTCTATTAAGGCTGGTGGAAAAGGTGGTGCTCCTGGTCAGTGGTCTGCACGCAAAGCTCAAATGCTAGCTAAACGTTACAAAGCTAACGGAGGCGGATATAAATCTAAAAAGTAATGAAAGATCTTACTCTAAATATTGGTAATATAATTTGGATTATAGGTATAATATTTACAATGGGTATAGCTTATAGTCAAATAGCACAGTTAACAGATGACATGATAGTATTAGAATCTAGATTAGAAAAGAAGATTAGAATGATCAATGAATCTGAAGACAGAATTGTAAACTTAGAGAAAGAACTTATCAGGCTTCAAGAGTCTCAGTGTAAACATAAAAGAAATGGCAAAAACTAAACAACAGAAAAGTCTTACTAGATGGACTGAACAGAAATGGACAACCGCATCAGGAAAAAAGAGTTCTGAAACAGGGGAGGTTTATGCACCTAAGAAGACTATTGCTAAATTAAAAAGCACTAAAAAAGGAAAAGCTAAACTAGCAGCTGCAAATAAAAAAAAGCGTGCTGCTACAAAGAAAGGTAAACAACACGCAAGTCACGGTTTGCATAAAGGCAAAAAAAGATAATAATGGCAGCAAAAAAAGATAGCAGATTAGCAAGAGCAGGGGTATCAGCTTATAACAAACCTAAACGTACTCCATCACATCCAAAAAAATCCCATGTTGTAGTAGCTAAGATTGGAGATAAAGTAAAGACAATTAGATTTGGAGAACAAGGTGCTAGTACTGCAGGTAAACCTAAAGCAGGAGAGTCAGCTAAAATGAAAGCAAAAAGAAAGTCTTTTAAAGCTAGGCATGGCAAAAATATTGCAAAAGGTAAAATGTCTGCAGCATATTGGGCTGATAAAGTTAAATGGTAAATGACGCTAGTATTTGATATAATGCTAGCTTTATGTATTACTGCTTTTGTAATGTATTTGTTAAGTGATATAGAAAATGATAAATAGCGGTAGGGAATGGGATTGGATGGATGATTATTGTCCTAAATCAAATGCAAAAAAGTATGGGCAAGATAGTTATAATATTATATACTTTATTGTGCAGTGTTGCATATGGTCAGGAGTGCAGCCCTTTTTATAAACCTAAAAGTTATACTTTAGATAAAAATAAATCTGCAGCTATTGGATATGTAGCATGTCTTCATGCAAGGGGTGTTGTTGCTGAGGTAGGATATGACAAATTGTTTCTTGGAATTTTAGCAATGGGGCAAGGACATTATGGTGCAACTTATACATTTTTACAATATGAAGTATCTTTTGATAAGTTTAGGGTATATATAGGCCCAGCATATAAACTAAATCATGATCCCGGATTAATAATTGGTAGAGTGGGGATAGATTTAAAACTATATAAGAAACTCTATGCAACTGGCAGCATTCTTCAAATAAATCAAAATCTAAATTATTTACATGTCGGTTTTAAGACTTTAATATAAATAAGGTCTATAAACTTTTTTTATTTAAACTAATTTTATATATATTTGTAAAAATTAGTTTAACATTAAAAATTAAGACATGTCAAAATCAACAAAAAACTTAACGGAAGAAAATGATCCTACTTTATCTAAAGAAGAGATGGCTGCACGCAGAGAAGAAATTACTGCATTTTACAAAGACAACATTCCTCATTTAGAAGTACAGGCAGAATATGAAGTGCTGCTGGCTACTATTGAGAAGTCTAGAGCAGAGCGTATGCAAGCTCAAATGTTTATGGCACAGCAATATGCTGAGCAGAAAGAAGGTGTGGATGTTAATTCAGAAGAAGCTAAAGCTTTTAAACAAGCTATGGAAGAAGCTGCTTCAAAAATAGACTGATATGATGCGGATACTAAAAAGAGGAGATAAAGGATCTGATGTACAAACTCTTCAAAGAGCATTAAACATTACATCTGATGGAGATTTTGGGCCTATAACAGAAAAGGCTGTAATAAGATTTCAACTAAGCAATAATTTTCCTATTACAGGAATTGTTGATTCTCCAATGTGGACTTTGTTATTTAATAAAGAAATTACAGTTACAGAGGAAATAGATGAAGATACAGACATTTCTGCAGAGTATTTTGAGACTACATTTGATCAAGTAATTCACAGACATTTTTTACCTAAAGGTCAATATGTAGAAGGACCTGTAGAAAACAATTATATTTTTTTACATCATACTGCTGGTCATGCAAATCCTTACAGAACAGTTGATCATTGGGGTAGAGATAGCAGAGGTAGAGTAGCAACAGAGTTTGTTTTAGGTGGTATAGACCACAGAAATGGAAATGTAGATAATGATGGAATTATGATTCAAGCATTTCCAGAAAAGTGTCAAGGATGGCACTTAGGTAGAACTGGTTCTGGCAGAATGAATAGAAGTTCTGTAGGTTTAGAGATATGTAACATGGGATATTTAACGGATGATGATAAGACTTATGTAAGGTCTCGTTGTACACCAAGTCAAGTTACCATATTAGAAAAACCTTTTAGAGGTCATAGCAGGTGGCATAGCTATACTGATGCTCAGATTAAAGAAACTGAAAAATGGATAAGATATGTAGGAGAAAGAGATGATATAGACATCAGAGTTGGCTTACAAGAATATATACATAAATATGGTGCACATAAAGGGTTTGATTTTCATGATGATGCTTATTTTGGAAAAGTAAAAGGATTATTAACACATACCAACGTAAGGAGAGATAAATCTGATTGTTATCCTCATCCTGATTTAGTTGATATGATAATGAGTTTATAATATGGCAATAGTAACTAATGTAGATTTAAAACTTAAGGTGGATATTAATGATTCAATAAAGTATCAGATACTTACTTATTGTTTCTTTAATAAAACATTAATAAGCAATACTGATTTAGATTTTTTAACTGAACTTTCTAAAAACCCTAAAATAGAGATTTCTAAGTTTTGCGGAATCTTGACTGAGAAGCTAATATTTAAAAGCCCTCAGTCAGCAAGAAATGCAATTTCAAAAGCTGAGAAAAAAAATCTTTTAGTAAAAAGTGGTACTAATAAAAAAACAATTAGTATAAAGAAAGAAATAAACGTGCAAGTAAAAGGATTAGTATTACTGAATTATAAAATTCTAGGGAATGAATCCGAAGAAGCATAGTGAATTTAAAGATGGCATAGCAGAAGAGGTGGGAGTACACTCTCAATTGGTTGATGATTTTATAACATTCTACTATAGTAAAGTAAGAAAAAAACTTTCTAAGTTAGAATTTCCTAGAATCTATATTGAAGGATTAGGTACATTTTATCTTAGAAAGAATAAGTTAGAAAATGCAATAAAAAGGCAAAAGAGTATGTTAGGAAATATAGCTAAACGTACATATAATGGTTATGCTAAAAGTGAAAACATATTATTAAATATTGAAGAAATGGAAAAAGCTCTAGAACAAATGGAGAAAGATATTTTAAAGAAAAAGGAATTTAAATCAAAAATGTAAATGTCAAAGCCGTGGAAAAAATATATAGATGCATTTAGAAATGCAGATAAGATTGCAGAAGGAATAAAAAATAAGATATTTAAAAAAGAACATATTGAAGCTGTAGCAACTGATAGATTTCAAATATGTATAAAGTGTTCTTTATTTGATGCTAAAGGAAGTGATTGTATTGCTCCAGGAACTCAACCATGTTGTTCAGATTGTGGTTGTAGTTTAGCATTTAAAGTTAGATCATTATCTTCTGAATGTCCAAAAGGATTTTGGGATGCATATACCACAGAAGAACAAGAGAATAAAATAAACCAACAGATTAAATAATAAACAATGAGTGATTTACTTAAACCAATAGTTGTATCAGATATTGTAAAAGATTTATTAGAATATAAATTGATTACAAAAGATTCAGCAGTAATATTATTAAATGCTGAGGCAAAAGCTAATGCATTTGATAATCAAACAGTGTTACCACCAGAATGGATACCTGACATTGAAAAAGAAGAGGCTATAACATGGACAATAGATCCATCAAATCCAGATTTACCGTATTGGTATATAACAATAGCATAGTATTATGGCAATTATATTTAAAGAAGAAGGACATAGTTATGAAAGTATAGACAAAGATACTATAGAGTGGTTAAGTGTAACTTCTTTTATAGGTATGTTTAAACCTAAGTTTGATGCTAAGAGTCAAGCTAAAAAGTCAGCTAAAAATAAAAGATCTAAATGGTATGGTATGACTGAAAAAGAAATACTAACTGCATGGGATAATGAGACTAAAAGAGCTATTAAGTTAGGTAATTTTTATCATAATCAGAGAGAAGCTGACATGTTAGATTTTGACACCATTCAACGTGATGGCACAGAGATACCAATTGTTAAACCTTTAGTTAATGATGATGGTATTAAATTAGCACCTGAACAAAAAGTGGAAGATGGTATATATCCAGAACACTTGGTATATTTAAAGTCTGCTGGAATTTGTGGTCAGGCTGATTTAGTTGAAATTGTAAATGGTTATATTAACATATATGATTATAAAACTAATAAAGAGATTAAAGAAAAAGGATTTACTAATTGGGAAGGTATAACAAGCAAAATGTTTAAGCCTGTAAATAATTTAGATGATTGTAATCTTAATCATTATAATCTACAATTAAGTATTTATGCGTATATTATTAAAAAACACAATCCTAAACTTAAAATAGGCAAGTTAGTAATACAACATGTAAAGTTTAAACAAATAGGGGAAGATAAAAATGGTTATCCTGTTAATGAACATGTTAATGGAGAGCCTGTATTAGAAACAATTAAAATGTATGAATTACCATACCTTAAAGATGAAGTAAATTCTTTAATAATGTGGTTAAAAGAAAATAGATAATGGCATCAGTAGTATTAACACAAGTTTATTTAGCAGTAAAAGCTCCAGTGGATCAATCAGAACCTTTATATGTTGCACCAGGATCAGGTAACCCATTAGCAATAGATCAATCGCAGATAATTGGTGTTGGGGTAGTATACAATTTAGATGGAACAATCCTTGATGCTAGACAAGTATATGTAACTGGTTTGGTAACTCCAATTTATGTTGCTGATTCTTATGCTACAGTGAAAGGATATATTGATCTAAACTAAAAATATAAAATTATGCTAATAAGATTATTTGATGTACAAAACTCAAAAGTGGTACCAACAGAGCATTGTTATGCTTTACCTTTTTTAAATAAAATTATGGAAGAGTATCCTGATAGTTATTTAAAAATTTATCAATACATTTTTTATATGTCTTGTCCTAATCCTGACATGAATCCATTTTTTAATTTGCCAGAACATGAAAAGGAAGATATAATAATTGAAGAAATACAATTAGAAGATTCTCCTGAAGATGGTAAGATTAGATATGCATTAGATATGTGCAAACAGATGTATGAAACACCAACATATAGAGCTTATGTAGGTATCAAAGCTATGTTAGATAGATTAGCTAAGTATATGGAAGTAACACCTATAGAACATGGTAGAGATGGAAATATGAACTCTATGATAAACGCTGCTGCAAAATTTGAACAGATTAGGCAGTCATATAAAGGAGCTTTTAGTGATATGAAGCAGGAGCAAGAAAGTTCAGTTAGAGGAGGTGCAGGATTAGCATATGACCAAATATGACAAAAGATAAATGGCACTTTTGTTATTGGGATGAACCAGATTTCAATACTGATAAAAAAAAATTAATTAACAATAAAGAAACCAAAAAAAATGGCACAACAAATAGTTCCGGTAGGAAAAAAAATTCTGATAAAACAAAAAGAAGCTGAAAAGTTTTTTAATAACACAAACATTATGATACCTGATGGTGCTCAAGAAAGAGAAAACATAGGTACTGTTGTTGGTGTTGGAGCATCTGTAGAAGAGATAAAAGTTGGTGATGTAGTTCAATATACAGATCATTGCCTACCTGTACCAATGAAGCATAATGATGTAGAACACTTATTGATTCAAGAGGGTGATATATTTGCAATTTTAGTGGATGTATAAATCCATACCCACATATTATAAAGGTACATGGGAAACTACTGATTTTGAAACTAAGAATGATTTCATAGAATTTTTATTAAGTATATTTAGTGAGCCTGGAAAATATAATTTTACCATTTTATCTAAAGAATTTAATAGAGAGGCTAAGACCTTTAATGAGAATGGGTTTTATTGTGATAAACCTTTTAGATCAAAAGATTTTATTTCTTATTGGAATGATCAAAAAAATAAATGTAGAGTAGGTGTAATTTATAAGGATGATGATAAGTCTTGGTATTTATCAAGAGATTATTATATGTGGTTAAATTTTTTGCCAATCTTTGATAAAGAAGAAAAAAAATACGGGTTTGCTAAAGTAAGAGATGCACAATATCATATGGCTCTTTATGAGCTATTAGCTGAATTAAATGATAAACATTCAGCAATACTTAAAAAACGTCAAATAGCATCATCTTATTTTCACATGGGTAAGATTATAAATCAGTATTGGTTTGAAGAGGGAAGCATTTGTAAAGTTGGAGCATCTCTTAAAGATTTTATAAATGATAAAGGATCATGGAAATTTTTAGATGAATATAAAATATTTCTTAATGAACATACTGCATGGTATAGACCAAGTAATCCTGAAAAAGTTTTATTGTGGCAGCAACAGATTGAAGTAAAAGTTGGAAATAGAAAAACTGCCAGAGGTCTTAAATCAAAAATACAAGGGGGATCATTTGAAAAAAATGCTACTACAGGAGTAGGTGGACCTTGTACATACTTTTTTCATGAAGAGGCTGGGATTGCACCCAAGATGTCAGAGACATATGAGTATTTACGTCCTGCAATGTCATCTGGTATGATGACTACAGGTATGTTTATAGCAGCTGGATCAGTGGGTGACTTGGAGCAATGTAATCCATTAAAGGAAATGATTATAAATCCTAAATCAAATGATATATATTCTGTAGAAACGGATCTAATAGACGCTGATGGCACAGTTGGTATGGCTGGATTATTTATTCCTGAACAGTGGTCTATGCCCCCTTATATTGATGACTATGGTAACTCTTTAGTAGAAGAAGCTATAGAAGCAATTACTTTAGAAAGGGCACGTTGGAAGAATGAACTAAATGGGGAACAGTTTCAATTAAGAATATCTCAAAAACCTTTGAATATTGCAGAAGCATTTGCATATAGAAAAGCATCAATATTTCCACAAGGCATTTTAAGCAGACAACAAAAAAGAATTGAAGAAAAAGAATACCCTTATGAACTTATTGAATTAGATAGAAATGAAAAAGGGATCTTTGCAAAGAGGACAAATAAATTACCAATAACTAGATTTCCTGTAGATAAAAAACAAACAGATAAAACAGGTACTATAGTTGTTTGGGAAAGACCTGTAAAAAACCCAGAGTTTGGTGCTTATTATGCTTCTATTGACCCTGTTTCAGAAGGCAAGACAACAACATCAGATTCTTTGTGTAGCATATTTGTTTATAAAAATGCTGCAGAAGTAACAAGAACTACTGCGGCAGGAGATGTAGAGCAATTTTTAGAAAAAGATAAAATAGTAGCTGCTTGGTGTGGTAGATTTGATGATATAAATAAAACTCATGAAAGATTAGAGTTAATCATTGAATGGTATAATGCTTGGACAGTTGTAGAAAATAACATTTCTCTTTTTATTCAGCATATGATTGCTAGAAAAAAACAGAGATATTTAGTACCTAAACAACAGATATTGTTTTTAAAAGATCTTGGATCTAATAGAACGGTATATCAAGAATATGGTTGGAAAAATACAGGTACTTTATTTAAGAGTCATTTGATATCTTATGCCATAGAATTTTTAAGAGAGGTTATAGATGAAGAAACAGACGTAAATGGTGTTGTTATTAATCAGACTTTAGGTGTAGAAAGAATACCAGATCCAATGTTAATTAAAGAAATGTTAGCTTATTATCCTGGATTAAACGTAGATAGGCTAGTTGCTTTTGGAGCTTTAATAGCTTTTGCAAAAATCCAACAATCAAATAGAGGCTACTCTAAGCGGCAAGAATCAGAAGATAATTCTTTGGTAAAGTCAGATAATTTCAGTAAATTAAAGTATAGTCCGTTTAAAAATATAGGGCGGAATAGATCAAGAAATACCAATAGACCTAGTAGATCTGGATTTAAAAATTATAAGTAGACTAATTAAAAATATCTAGAATGAGAGTATTAAATGCAATGCAGTTAAAAAATGGAGCTAAAGCTGATGGCGTATCTACGTTTTCCAGTTTAACTCAGCCGGTTCAGTTTTTACCATCTAAGGAAAAGACTGATGATTGGGCTGCATGGAATTTAGATTGGCTTGAATTACAAGGTGTAGAGTTTTTAAGAATTAATGCAAGAAGATTATTAAAGAACTATAAGTTAGCTAAAGGTATTATTGATAAAACTGATTACATTGTTGAACCAGACAATGACTATAAGGAAATGATGGACGTTTTAACAGCTGAAAATGATTCAGCATTAGAACTAAAGTTTTATCCAATTGTACCTAATGTAATTAATGTATTAAGCGGAGAGTTTTCTAAGAGATATAACAAAGTTCAATTTAGAGCTGTTGATGACAAATCATATAATGAAATGTTAGAACAGAAGAAGATGCAAATTGAAGAGTCATTATTAGCTGAGGCAGAATCAAATCTTGTAGCAACAATGCTTGAGATGGGTATGGATCCAGCATCTGAAGAAGCTCAGCAGAAATTATCACCAGAAGGTCTTAAATCACTTCCTGAAATAGAAGATTTTTTTAGTAAGTCATACAGAAGTATGGTTGAAGAATGGGCATCTCATCAGTTAAATGTTGATGAAGAGAGATTCAGAATGCAAGAATTAGAAGAAAGAGCATTTAGAGATAGCCTTATTGCAGATAGAGAGTTTTGGCATTTTAAAATGCTAGAAGATGATTATGATATTGAATTATGGAATCCTGTATTAACTTTTTATCAAAAATCCCCAGATCAAAGATATATTTCAGATTCTAACTATGTTGGAAAAATTGATTTGATGACTGTATCTGATGTAGTAGATAAGTATGGCTACTTAATGAATGAGAAGCAATTACAATCTCTTCAAAAAATATATCCAGCAAGATCAGCTCAATATCAAGTTAATGGATATCAGAATGATGGAGCATATTATGATCCAACCAGATCTCATGAGTGGAACACTAATTCTCCCGGTCTAGCATATAGACAATATGCAAGTAATTACATGGCTGATCCACAACGTGGTGGAGATATTGTTACTCAAATACTTTCTCAAAGTGAAGACTTAGAAGGCTTTGGTGATAGTAACTTGATGAGAGTTTCTACTATATATTGGAAAACTCAGAGAAAAGTTGGACACTTAACTAAGATAGAATTTGATGGTGAGGTGACTCAGGAGATTATTGATGAAACATATAAGATATCTGAAAAACCTGTTTATGATACATCTATTTTTAAAAATAAAAGCAAAGAGACTTTATTACAAGGAGAGCATATAGATTGGATTTGGATAAATGAAGTTTGGGGTGGTGTAAAAGTTGGTCCTAATGTTCCTGCCATGTGGAGAACTACAATGGATGATAATGTAAATCCTATATATTTAGGTATTAATAGAACTAAACCTGGAAGATTACCATTCCAATTCAAAGGTAATAATTCACTTTATGGGTGTAAACTTCCTGTAGAAGGTAGAGTTTTTTCTGATAGAAATACAAGATCTACATCTTTAGTAGATTTGATGAAAGCATATCAAGTTGGATATAATATGGTTAATAACCAGATTGCTGACATTCTAATAGATGAATTAGG